CACGGGCGACGATGTGGGACCAGCTGGAGCGGTTGATTGAGGCGCAGCGGTTGGCATCGGTAGGCTTAGGAGAGCAGACGCCCCGCCGTCGCAGATCGTTTCGGGTTATCTGATGGCGAGTCCGGCACAGCTGTATCAGGGGGATGTGGTTATCTGGCATGAGCCAGCACCTGAGGGTACGCAGGCGTTGACGGTGTGGTTACGGGGAGCGGCTGCTGGGGCTGGGGTGCAGGCGAGTGCTACCAATACTGATGATGGGTGGCGCGTTGAGTTAAGCAGCCAGGTGACTGGAGCGATGGCTGCTGGTGGGTGGACGTTGCAGGTGGTTGCGACGGTTGATGGTGCGGCGCGGACTGTAAGGCGTGGGAGTTTGACTGTTCGGAAGAGTTTGGCGTATCAGGGCCAGGCTGGGGCATTTGATGATCGCAGCCAAGCGGAAAAGGATTTAGCAGCAGCAGAGGAAGCAATCAGGGCGTTGGTTGCTGGAGCGCAGGAGTATCAGATTGGTGCGTTGGGTAGTGGCGGGAGGAAGGTGCGGCGTGCGGATTTGGCAGAGCTGATCAAATGGCGGGACGGGTTGAAGGCAGAGGTGATGCGTGAGAAGCGAGCGGAGATTATTGCAGCGGGTTTAGGTGATCCGCGCAGAGTGTACGTACGTTTTAAGGGGGTGGTGTGATGGGAGTTCGTAGCTGGTTTGCTCGGCAGCTGATGGTGACGCGCCATGGGCGGCAACATGGCGTGCGGATGTATGAAGCAGCCAGAAGGAACAGGTTGCTGCATGATTTTGTAGCACCGACGAGTTCAGCGGATGCAGAGCTGCGGGTCAGTTTGCGTGTGTTGCGCGATCGAGCGTGCCAGCTGTGCCGCGATAATCCGTATGCACGGCAGGCGAAGCGGACTACACAGATCAATGTGGTGGGTCCCCGTGGGATCCAGATGCAGGGTCAGATTATGAAGGCTGGCGGTAATGAAAAGGATGAGCGTCGTAACCGAATGATGGAGGAAGCGTGGCGGCGGTGGTGTCGTGCTGATACGTGTGATGTAGCTGGGAGGTTAAGTTTCCAGGGTTTTGAAACTATGATCGCAGGAGCATTCCCTGAGTCTGGGGAGTGTCTGGTGCGGATCGTCCGGCAGCCGATGGGTAAGGGCCGGGTACCGATTGCGCTGGAGCTGATCGAAGCGCACCAGCTGGATGAGGATAAGTCTGGCGTTTCGGATCGACCCGGGCATGAGTGGCGGTTGGGTGTTGAGATTAACCAGTGGGGACGGCCGACACGGTACGCCATCCTTACCCGGCATCCTGGCGATGTAGAGCTGGGCCTGAATAAGCGAGAGGTGCGGTTAAAGCATGAGTTGCTACTCGCCGAGGATGTGATTCATATTTTCATGCCTGAGCGTATCGGACAGAATCGTGGGGTGCCGTGGTTGGCGTCAGTTATTACTACGGTCCATAGCTTGGCCGAGTATGAAAAAGCGCATATCGTAAGAAAACGCGTACAGGCATCGTCACTCGGCTGGATTCAATCACCCGATGGTGAACTTACTGGCGATACAGTCGAAAATGATCAGCGTTTGATCAATACTGAGCCCGGCAGCTGGAACTATTTGGAACCAGGGCAAGTGCCAGTGCCGCCTAATTTTGGCCCAGATGATGGGGAATATGACAATGTGGTGCGCAATATGACCAGGCGTTTTGCTGCTGGTTTTGGTTGTTCCTATGAAACGCTTTCGCGTGATTTTTCGCAGACAAATTACAGCAGCAGCCGGCTATCTATTTTGGAAGATCGAGATCACTGGCGTGTTGTGCAGTCAGTGATGATTCAGCTTTTTCACCAGCGAGTGTTTGAGGAATGGCTACGTGCTGCAGTATTGGTTGGTGAGCTGCCGAGTCCTGCGTTTGACGATTACTGGAGCCGACCGGAGCGGTATAACGCGCCGCGGTGGCAGGCGCGGAGTTGGAGTTGGGTGGACCCTGCGAAGGAGCTTTCCGCTGTAGAAATGGCGCGTAAGTTGCTGTTGCAAACTCACAGTGAACAGATCGCGGAATATAGCGGAGAGCAGTTTGAGTTGGTGATGGCTCAGACAGCGCGTGAAAATGCGCTGAAAGAGGAGTTAGGACTGCTGCCTAGCGTGGAGGAACTTGAGGCGCCTGTGGTTGACGTTGAAGATGACGAGGAAGATGATGCTACGGACAGTCAGGCTGCAGGTGCTAGGTAGGCTTCAGGGTAGTGTTTGAATCTGGCCGTGACGAGTATTGATCTCGGGAAGCTGAAGGGTCCGCAGCGGCGTGAGCTGCAGATGGGTCTGCAGATCGAGGAAAAGACGGATGAAACGCTGACGTTTTCGTTCAGCAGCGAAGCGCCGGTTGAGCGATGGTTTGGGCGCGAGATCTTGCTGCATGAGCCTGGCGCGATGGATTTGAGTCGCTTGAACGATGGTGCGCCGTGGCTGTGGAACCACGAGCGCAATACGGTTCTTGGCGTTGTTGAGAAGGCTTGGCTCGGTGATGACCGTCGCCTTTATTCCACTGTGAAGTGGTCCCCCAATACCACTGAGCGCGGCACCGAGGAATACAAGCGCCGAAATGATATTGAGGCAGGCATCACCAGAAATGTGTCGTTTGCGTACGAAATTCGTGAGATTGAGGAGCGGGCTGACGGGTTTTATGTGACCAGCTGGTCGGTGCTGGAAGTGAGCAGCGTGAGCGTGCCAGCTGATCAAAGCGTTGGTCTGGGTCGAGCGATGGATGATCCGTGGGTTGAAGATCAGGGCAAGCGCGAACCTGAACCAGTTGCCAAACCTGTGGCTGTCGATTCACCGGAACCGGAAGCGGAAGAGGTGCATAGCCTGAAGGATGAACAGACCGCCGAGCGGACTGAACCCCAACAGGAAACTCCTATGTCTACTGAAATCAACGTAGCGGAGGTGCAGCAGGACGCTCGACGTGCTGAGCGTGAGCGTGTTGCTGCCATTCGCGGCATGGTCGAGCAGTTTGAACTGAGCAACGATCTGGCCGAGAAGCTGATCAACGATGACGCGACCGTGGATGCGGCCCGCGCTGTCGTGATGGAGCAGATCGGCATGCGGAAGGTGGAGTACACCGGCCGCGTGCATGATGCCGGCGCCGCGAATCTGGGCCTGAGCGAGCGTGAGAAGCGCCAGTTCAGCCTGTGCCGGCTGATCAACCACATGATGGACCCCAGCGCCAAGACCGCCGCCCAGGCTGGTTATGAGCTGGAGGTGTGCCGCGCTGCTGCTGATCTGCAGGCCAAGACACTGAACAAGTCTGCCCGTGGCCACCTGATCCCTTGGGAAGTGCTGGGCGCCAACCGTGCCGCTGAGACTCCTGGCCAGGTTGCTGGTGTGTTTGGTGATGGTGGCGCACTGGTCGGCACCAACCGGCTGGATGCACAGTTCATTGATCTGATCCGCAACCGTTCGGCATTCCTGAACAGCGGTCTGACGATGCTGAGCGGGCTGGAGGGGAACGTTGAGATTCCCAAGAAGCTGGGCACTTCCACCTACTACTTTGTGGGCGAGAACGTCGATGTGACCAACAGCAAGCTGGCGTTCGGCTTGGTGAACATGATCCCCCGGACCATTGGCGTTCGAGTGCCTGTGAGCCGTCGGGCGATGATCCAGTCTTCGCCTGACGTGGAGAATCTGGTTCGGCTTGACATGGCCGAGTCGGTTGCACTGGGGATGGATTACACCATCGGCTATGGCACCGGCAGCAACGGTCAGCCTCTGGGGATTATCAACACTGCTGGTATTGGGTCTGTGACCCTTGGCGGCGGCACGTCCATCAACTTCCCTACCAACCTTGGCGGTGGCAGCGGCAACGGTGGTGATTGGGGTGACTACGTGGATCTGGAGACCGCGATTGCTGCAAACAACCTGGATGCAGGTTCGATGCGGTACGTGATGAACAGTTCTGTTCGGGGTGCCCTGAAGCAGACGCTGCGTGCCTCTGCTGCCGGGTCGGATTACATCATGACCGATGCTGGCGAGGTGAACGGTTACCCGGTGACCGTGAGCAACCAGATGCAGACCAACGATGTGCTGTTCGGAAACTTTGCCGACTGCGTGGTTGGCATGTGGTCTGGTCTGGACCTGATCGTTGACCCCTTCACCCAGAGCGCCAGCGGCCAGACCATTATCACTGTGCATCAGGACTTCGACGTGGCGGTTCGCCGTCCGCAGAGCTTTGCGCTTGGCACCTGATCATGCTGTTGAAGTTCCTGAGCGACTGTCGCGCCGATGGCCGCAGCTTCATGATGGGTGAAGTTGCGGACGTTGGCCAGGGTGTGGCAAATGAGTTGATTGCTTTAGGCCGCGCCGAGATTGCACCGGATCCCAAGATGGAACCGGAGATTGTAAAACCCGCTTCCCGGCGGAGTAATGAGAGTGGTGTGGTGATTGAAACAGCCTCTGCGGAGGAACTGGCAATGCCCCCCGGCAAGGTTCCCACGAAACGGGGCCGCCCACAACTTCAAAAGGAGGATTGATTCATGGCCATTCAACCCCGAAATCTGGAGCAGCTCCAGGTTTTCAACATGCGAGCCCCTGCATCGTTGACGGCAGTGGGTGATACCACTGGCGTGGACCTGCGCGGTATCGACGGTGATGCGCTGTTCATTCTGAATGCCAGCACTGCTACGGCTTCGACCGGAATGCGTGCCAAGCTGCAGCACGCTGACACCGTGGATGGTGTGTATGCAGACGTGTCTGGCGGCGGGTTTGCTGATCTGACTGCTGCTGCTTCTACGCAGAAACTGTCGATTCCACGTGATGAAAATCGCGGATTTTACCGGATCAACTTCTTCACCGAGACTGGCAACTATGACGGTGTGGTGAGCTGCGTGGTGCTGGGTTCTGCCCGTTACGCGGTCTGATCGCAATGATCCAGGAAGTCGCCGATGATTTCCTGCTGGCTGACTTCGGCTCCAGCGTAACTGCTGGGGCCGTTGTTGGTTTAGGGATTATGGATCGCCAGTCGCAGGTAATGATGGGCGATCAGGTAATCAGCGTGGAGTATGCGCTGACGGTACGGACTGATTTGTTTGGGGGTTTGGGGTATGGGGATCAGGTAGTGCATGAGGGGCAGGTGTATAGGCTGCAGCATGAGCCGCTGAAGCTGGCTGATGGGAGGTTTTGTGTGATGGTGCTGGAGAAGATCGAAGCGATTGCGATGTATATCACTACGTTGGCTGGGTTGCGGCTGAAGACACTTGATGATCGATTGCTGGTGACACTCTGATGGCTGACGTAACAATCACGGGTTTGCCTAATGCGACGGTGCCGCTCAGTGGGAGTGAGCGTGTGCCGATGGATCAAAATGGCACGACTGTAGACGCGTCAACGCAGGCGATTGCGGATCTATCTGGTGCAGCGATTACAGCAGCGGTGAATGCACACGTTGCTGCTGCGGATCCGCATGGGCAGTATGCCTTGGAGTTGAACCTGGCGGCGGTGGCGACCAGTGGCAGCTACGCGGATCTGAGCAATAAGCCGTCGATTCCAGGGCCTACAGATCTGAGCTACGACGCTGGTACGCGGGTGCTGGCCAGCTCTACAGGCGCTGACGTGACGTTGCCTGAGGCGACCACGACGCTCGCCGGCCTGCAGTCGGCGGCAGACAAGACAAAGCTGGATTCGATTGCGGTCGATTCGGCAACACTGGTTCGGAAGTTTGTCCGTAACAATTCGGGAGTTTCAATCCCGAAGGGTGCCCCGGTCTATGTAACCGGCAGCTCTGGCACCACCCTCACGGTGGCACTGGCTGACGCATCGGTTGAGGCGACATCATCCCAATCGCTGGGTCTAGCGCAGGAAACAATCGGCATCAATGCCAATGGCTACGTGGTGGCCGTGGGCCTGATGGACGGGATCAGCACTGCGACGTTAACGGAGGGGCAGATCGTTTGGCTGAGTGAGACTATCGGGCAGCTAACAACAACCAGGCCGACGCAACCGGCGCATGGTGTGGTGTACGGCTATTGCGTAAAGCAGGCGGCGGGGACAGCGGGCATCCTGTATGTGAAGGTTGATAACGGCCAAGAGCTGAACGAGCTGCATGATGTACTGATCTCGGGCGTTAGCACGGGTCAGGTGCTGCGGCGTGCATCAGATGGGCTGTGGAAGAATCACACCCCCGTAGCAGCCGACATTAGCGACAGCACTGCCGCCGGGCGTGCATTGGTTACTGCTGCTGATGCTGATGCTCAACGAACGACACTGGGTCTCGGCACGCTTGCGACGCAATCAGGCACATTCTCGGGCGCCAGCAGTGGCACCAACACAGGCGATGTAACCCTGGCCCCGAGCCTGGCGGACATCCTGAGCCTGGCGGGGCAGGAGCTGAGCGCCGACGATCCGGGCGGTGATCGCCTGCTGTTCTGGGATGACTCGGAATCGAAGCTGACACACCTATCGGTTGGTCCCGGCATCGTGTTCGACGGCACGACACTCAGGGTTGAGGAGTGGCTGTGGCTGGCGTGCTCTGATGAGCCGACAGCACTTACCACTGGCGCGGCCAAGATCACCTTCAGGATGCCATTCGCGGCGACGCTGCTAAGCGTGCGGGCGAGCGTGACCACGGCACCGGCAGGCGCCAACCTTGTGGTGGATGTGAACGAGGGTGGCGTGAGCGTGCTCAGCACCAAATTGAGCATTGATGCCACGGAGAAAACCAGCACGACTGCGGCGACGCCTGCAGTGATTAGCGATTCAGCTCTGGCGGATGACGCGGAGATGACGATCGATATTGATCAGGTTGGCAGCTCAACGGCGGGCTCTGGCCTCAAGGTCGGCCTATACGTTCGGAGGGTCTGATCATGCCGAGGATTCTTTACAACCCGGACACCGCCGCGCTGATCCGCTGGCCTCGGCAGGACGATGAAGACGTGGTGGGCCTGCAGCCGCCGACGGTGATGCTGACGGTGGAGCAGGAGCCGCAGCCGGACTACGACCCGGCAATCTATGTGCTGCAGCCGACGCAGGACGTGGACCTCGACGCCAGGGTGCTGCGCAAGGGGTGGGAGCTGGTGGAGCTGCCGCCGGTTGTGGTGCCGCCGACGCCGCGATGGGTGCAGTTTGCTCAGACATTGGCGGTTGATCCGGCGGTGAATGGGCTGGTGGCCACTGCAGCGACCGCCGCCCCGGTGCTGCACCTCATGCTCGGCGTTGGCCTAGGCCAGGCTGCCCAAGGCGACCCGACAACATTCCTGGCCGCCTGGAGCGATGCGGTGACTGCAGGGCTGGTATCGCCTGAGCTGGCCGCGCAGATGCAGCTGCTGGCTTCAGGGTTTGACCTCCCGGCAGAGTTTGTGGAGGGGCTGGGCTGATATGTGGCTTCTTAATCCTTATCGGTTTGGTGCTCCTGATTATTGGTTCCCTCCTACTCCATACTCATACTTCGCTGGACTTCGCAGCACGAACTACGG